GGAGGCTGGGCCGTATCAATGGGCTATACCTGCATCAATGGAGATTGGTGGGCCTTTTGGCTACACTGAGCCGTACTACTCTTTTGATTTGCACTTTGTTAATTAGGAGTTGAGCAATGAAAGTACTTGTAGCGTGTGAGTCTAGCGGCACAGTCCGTGAAGCTTTCAGGAAACTTGGGCATGAAGTTTGGTCTAATGATCTACTGCCTGCCGATGACGGTAGTGAGTATCACTTGCAGATGGACTGTGAGGAGGCGATAGGTTGGGATGATTGGGATTTGATTATCATGCACCCACCCTGTACAGCCTTAGCGGTCAGCGGCAACTCTACCTATGCGAAGGGAATGCCTAAGCATGACGAGCGTTTGCGGTCGATTGAGTGGACTACAAAGCTTTATCAGTTGGCTATGATTGCCTGCGATAAAGTGTGTATGGAGAACCCTGTTGGGGTGCTACCGTTCAAGCCTACGCAGTATGTGCAGCCTTGGATGTTTGGTCATGCTGAGTCTAAAAAGACAGGCTTGTGGTTGCATGGCTTGCCCAAGCTGGGCGATACTAACAATGTTAAGGAGGAGTATGACAAGCTTCCAAGGCGTGAGCAGATGAGACTGCATTACCTGCCACCCTCAGAGGACAGGTGGAAAATACGCAGCAAAACTTTTCAAGGTCTAGCGGATGCTATGGCTGCACAGTGGGGATGATATGAAAAAGTTTAAAGTTGAGATTCAAACAATAGTTACAAACACTTACTATGTTGTTGCAAAAGATTGGGAAGAGGCAGAAGATATTGCCTTCAGTGGTGGTCTACTGCCAGCACACAGTAAAGAATATGAAGGCTCTATAGACAGTGAGGAGGTAGATGATGAGGAGTCCTAAGTATGTGTTCACCCGTATACCTAATGACGAGTCTGGGCGTGAGCTAGTGGAGCAGATGCGTAAGTATCTGAACAGAGATAGGTATAGCCTACGGGTGCGGGGTCAAGGACTTGTTGACGGTGAGAACTGGAGGCGGTATGCTTACGGTCAGCCCTTGGAGAAGTCCAAGTACATTAGAATTTATGTAGAGGAAAAAGCTAATGAGCAATAGAACTAAGTTCGGTAAAACTGTGAATGTGTATCAGCCATACGCTACATTCACCAATGAACAAGGCTGGGAGTGGCGTGTACTGAAGACGTACCAAGCTGCAAAGAAGGAGAAAGATAATCCTTATGCACGATGGTTTGTTGCAGCCAAGTCACCTTTGACGTATGGTAGCTGGGAGTACGGCGACACATACAGCCGTGAGATAAAAGAATACGGAACATTAGAATCCGCAACACAAGAATGGTTAATGGAGTACGGAATATGAATTTTCATAATGTAAAAAGCATCACTATCGAGCGCAGCCCAGAGAACGGCTGGACTACTATCAGAGTGACTAGGCATGAGCGTCTTGAATTGGACTTGGAGGATGAGAGGAAAATTGCCTCTGAGTTTGGTATTAATAAATGGGATATGCCTACTGTCCGTAGGCGACTTAGCGAGTTAGGTACAGTGACAGATGAGATTACTTTCTTTCATGTTGCTGACAAGGACATTGGTATAACTTTGGAGACTATATAATGAGTAAGGATGTATGCTGGGTGCAGGCGAATCGTTCGCACCCTGACGCCCCCTGGAATCAGCCAGATGCTGATGATCTGACCTTTGAGTTTGAGGTCAACATGAGCTTTACTGTACGGGCTAGGGACAAGGACGATGCACAGTGGTTGGTAGAGACTTTGATTAAGCCTTCACCAGACCTGCTTGATACAGAGATAACAGGGATAATGGAGATCTGAAATGATTTATAGAGTAAGAAAATTCAAGACTCGCTATGGCTTTAATGAAGGCAGATGCTATACAGGCATTCACTTTGGCAAAAGGTCGTGGTACTTTCCTCACCATGAGCGTGGAGGCTTCTTCTATATCACTGATAAGAAGGGCCGCACCAATGTGAGGAGTGCTGCATAGGACTCTCCTGCCACCTGAGTACGTGGATAAACTGCTCACCTTTAATTTGGAGATTGACATGGATAATATAGATATATTTGTGGATCACTTTGTGATTCATTCTGAGAGCCGTGAGGCTTTGGTGCTGAACGCTGGTAGTTCAGAGGAGTTTGAGAGGCACTTGCGGAGGCTTGTATCGCATGAGATTCGTGATGCTCTTACAAAGGAAATTAATTCTTTGAAGGAAGAGATCGTGAAGTCTAAGGGTGTAAAACGTGAACGCCTTATTGATGGCTCTAACGCCCTGAGAGGTCTTAGAAGTGATCTCTTATGGGCTAAGGTTAAAGGGGGTGTGGCTGTATGAGTGACACATTTTATAGGGCTATCAAGGCTCAAGAAAAGCTTGATGATATTTTCATCAACAAGTACTGGCCTGCTGGTGCTACTAAGCCGCCACCTAAGAGGGTATCTGATGCTATCTATTGGAGGGCGAAGGGACTTAGCTACGGAAAAATAGCTAAGGAGATGGGTACTTCAAAGGACGTAGTTAAAAGTATTTTAAGGTACACATGATGCGTAACGTCATAGAGCTATGTAACCATATTCTCCTGTATACTGATGTGTATTATGAGGGTGCGACTGTAACAGATGATGTTAGAGACGACGCACTAAATCTGTGCATGAAGTATGGTGATAACTTTTGCATAGGATTCATTGAGAACTACTTACAAGTATCAAAGGAGGAGTATAGTGATAGTTTATAGAACACATCCCAGAACCAACGCTGAAAGGGTTATGGCTATGCCCTTGACTAAAAAAGAACATGACCTGTATCTAACATTTGTTAGGACTGGTAAAGGCATGAGGCCGCCCCAGCTAACACAAGATCAGGTAAGTTTTTTTGAAACGGGCCTTACACACAACGGAGGATAACATGGAACCAGAAGAAGAATACTACTACTACACCGGGGAGCTTGAGGATTTTGAGGAAGGCATTAGAGAAGAGAGAAGGCAGAGGGATATGTCTGAACTTTTTTCATCGGGAGAAGATGCTTTTTCCGACACACTTGAAGATTTGTGCTAAAATATTTTTCAAGTTTTGAAAGGAGATAATTTAAAATGAGTGCTGTAGACACTAGAATGGAGTTTTGTTCAGAGGTAGATGATTGGTGGTGTCAGTTGTTTGCTCTGCGTATAGGCGCAAGCCCACCTTCAGGTAGGATAAAGTTTAAGTTTATATCTTTTGTTGAGGATAGATGTTCTGAGGTAGATTCTTGGAGGATAAGTGACGATGATCTTACTGGATTGTTTGTTGAGTTTATTGAAAGATTTGGAGATGACTGATGTTGTTTGAGGTAACCTCAGAAGATTTTGAGGCATTCAAGAGGTCGAATATTTTTGGGATGTTGTACACTAACAAGGCCACATATGATCTCAAGCTTGACTACTACGGTAAAGGCAGGCACTGCTTGGAGGTAGAGGATGGTATAGATGCTGACCTTGAATGTGTTATATCTGAATTTTTTCTTGACCAAGCACCTCATCCGTGCTAGTCTTTTACACACGCTAACAAAGGAGAAACTTTATGCGTATGATTGATGGTATCCCACAGGTGTTAACTGGTGAGGCTTTTTACCCCCATGTAAAAGTACCTGTGCCTAACTTCAGCGGTGATCGCAATGGGTATGAGATTAACCTGGCGGTATCCGATGAAGTCTATGAGCAGTTCATTGCCGCTGGCTTTAACGTAGGCATCAAGGCTGCTGGGCGTTCCAAGTACACTGAAGATCCAGTGATTCATTTCTATCAGTGGGAAGTAAATGGTAAGGGGGAGAAGAACCCTGTGCCTAAGCTTGTTGACACTGATAAGAATGAGATTGATGTGCAGATTGGTAACGGCTCAAAGGTTGCGGTGCAGTGGCGTTCAGCCGTGTACGGGCCTAACAAGCAGTACAAACGTGCCATCCTTGAGAACGTGCAGATCTTGGATCTTGTTGAGTATGGTCAGGGTGCTGCTGGCGAAGCCGCCTTAGCATTTTAGAGGTCTACTATGAGTGAAGCGGATAAAAGCTGGACTTTTACAGCCGATGAGGGAACCTACTCCGTAGATAAATTTACGGATGAGGGGAAGCTGGCGTTCAATCTTCTGATAGAGACAGACAAAGAGCTAAAGGCAGCACAGAAAACTGTGGCTAAACTCAACATGGCTTTAAAAGGTTTTAACGCTGCTGTAGTTGCACATTTAACTGAAGATATGCTGGCAGAGGAGAAGGAGCCAGAGCCATTAGAAAGTATGGACTAAACTTAGGGGGCTGTAAAAGCCCCCTCTTTTTATGGAGGTTAAATGTCTTTTGTAGAAACACATAAAGACTGCCCAGTTTGTAATCACAGAAAATGCTTAGGCGTTAATGCGGATGGCAGCGCACATTGTTTTTCCTGTGGTGCATACATTAGAAACTATACTGGAGAAGCTATGGAAGGAACCCCAAGGCTTGTGAAAGATAATATTACAATTAGAGAAGGAGATTTTTACGCACTAAAGGATAGAGGAATTAGTCTGGCAACCGCTAAGAAGTACGGAGTTAGGTCTACACATAACAGCAACGGTGATACAACACGTCATTTCTACCCCTACTACAACGGATCTGAAGAAGCTGCATACAAGACACGTATCGTAGATGGTAAAGGCTTTAGTTCTTCTGGCCCTATCTCAGAGTGTGGTCTGTTTGGACAACACACTGTCGGTGATAAGGGTGGTAAGTACATCACCATTACTGAGGGTGAGTGTGATGCTATGGCAGCTTACGAGTTGCTGGGTTCTAAGTGGCCTGTGGTATCTGTTAAGAACGGAGCGCAGGGTGCAGAGAAGGATGTCAAATCTCAGATAGAATTTCTTGAGAAGTTTGACAACATCGTGATCTGCTTTGATGCCGATAAGCCCGGACAGGAAGCAGCAAAGAAGGTTGCGCGTCTGCTCAAGCCTAACAAGGCTAAGATTATGGTCATGCCTGATGGTCATAAAGATGCCAATGATATGTTGCGTAAGAATCAGCATGGAGCTTATGTCAATTCTTGGTGGAACGCTAAGACTTACACGCCTAGCGGTGTGATGAATGTCAGTGAGAATAAAGACAAGTATCATAACCGTGTCAAAAAGAAGGCTGTTCCCTATCCTTGGGAGGGTCTTAACAAAAAGTTAGAAGGCTTACGGACAGGTGAGTTGGTTCTTGTTGCGGGAGGTACAGGCTTAGGAAAGACCGCTGTTACTCGTGAGCTTGAACACTGGCTTATAAAAGAGACAGGGGATAACATAGGCATAGTCGCCTTGGAGGAAGATTGGACGCGCACAGTGGATGGCATACTGTCCATTGAGGCGAATGCTAAGTTGCACATTGATCGCATAAGGGAAGAACATTCAAGAGAAGAACTTGATATTCTTTTTGATGATGTCTTTGTGGACAATGATAACAATGACAGGGTGTGGATACACGCACACTTTGGCTCCAATGATATTGATGGCATCTTTTCTAAGCTGCGCTATATGATTGTGGGCTGCGAGTGTAAGTGGGTTGTTATAGATCACCTACACATGATGGTGTCTGCCACCCTAGAAGGCGATGAACGCCGCTCCATTGACTCTATTATGACTAGGCTCCGAAGCCTTGCAGAAGAGACAGGAGCGGGGCTTATACTGGTTTCTCATCTAAGACGTATAGATGGTAACAAGGGCCATGAAAAGGGCGCAGAGACAGATCTGAGCCATCTCAGGGGCAGTCAATCTATCGCACAGCTATCGGACTGTGTTATAACCTTAGAAAGAAACCAGCAAGCTGATGATCCTGTGGTAGCATCCACTACTCGTGTGCGTATCTTGAAGTCTAGATACACAGGGGATGTCGGGATTGCCACCTATCTACAGTATGACAAGGATACTGGTAGGTTAAAAGAAGTTGATGATACCGATATAACCTTTGAAGAAGAAACAGGGTTAGCCTTTGAATGAAGATACTATTTGACATAGAAACTGATGGCTTAGATGCCACAAAGATATGGTGTCTAGTAGCACAAGAGGTAGATACAGGAGAGGTCTGGGCGTTTGGGCCTGATGATATTGAACAGGGAGTAGAGCTTCTTAACAAAGCTTCACAACTCTCA